CCACTCGGTGTTGCTGAGGCAATTGGCGAGCCGGGACTTGTCGAAGCAATCAAGAACGCCCCAGTTGGTGCAGAGGTGACACCTCAACACATGGAAAGCCTTAAGAGGCTGATCGTCCTGAATGCCACCGAGCTTGGCGGAAAGAACACTGGAATCACAACCGACGAGCTGGCAAAGAGTGCTGTCGATATTTTGAGGGGGCGACTTGGAGCCGTTTCTAAGCCTTACGAAGACGCAATCGGAACGCTTTCAGCGCAGTTGAAGCCTTCAATCGACAAAGGTTTGATTGATGTTCAGAACCAAGCAAATGCGCTGATTCCTGGAACCGCATCAACACCATCGTTTCTTGGGAACATTTTTCGAAATGTTGAGCAGGCTGGATATAATTTTTTCAAACAAACAGACGCCAAAAACTTTAACGGTCTTAGAGCAAACCCAACTTATCAGCAGTTAAAATCAAAAACATCAAACATTGTTGAGTGGGCCAACGATATTGACGCAGAGGCAATTCAATCTTTGAGGACGACACCAGAAGAGTCGTCACTTATTGTCGATCAATTTGGAAGAAAAGTTGTTAGCAAGCCTTCAACTGTAACAACACAGGGTATACCGTCCACATATCCCGCTGAAACTCAAAAGTATGTAGCAGCAATTGGGAACATGGCCCCAGAGCAGTCAATTGATGCCATGAGAAAATACAGGACTATCATCGGTGACTCTATCGGAAACGATTCCATCTTGCCTGGAATTTCCGACCGAGCAAAAAAACAACTGTATAATGCTTTCACTAAAGATATCGAGGCTGCGGTTGACGGAGTGGCAGACAAGGAGTTCAAAACGCAGTTTCAAAATGCCAACAAGTTTCACCGAGAAAACGCGGATAATTTTTTAGGAAAACAGGTTCAGTCAATTATTAAAAATGTTGGCGCAGAAGGTGGCGCTGGACCTGCGTCAATCGCTAGGAATTTAGAGTCTGCCGATGCTCCGACTTTTCTGGAGTCTATTAAGAGTGCAGCTCGACCTGAAGACGCTACAGCAATCGATTCTGCCGCGAAAGAATATCTCTTCAATCAGGCCGCAAAGTCTGGCCTTGATCCGGTTACAGGCGAGATTTCGGTTTCAAAAGTCGTCAACTACATCAACGGACTTGCGCCTGAAATCCAAAGCCAATTCTTCCCCAATGCGAAAGAAATTGCGAAGTTGGCAAAAAAGCAATCCGCGCTAGCGGGTCTTGATCCTAACAAAATAATTTCAAGTCTCACGGTTGACGCAAAACTTTTGTCTGACGCAGTTGGAAGAAGGGATTTGACAATCATGGATACCATCGCTGATGCCATAAAAAAGAAGGCGGAGATGGAAAAGCAATTGCGGGGAACAATTCTTGGTGCGCTAAAGAAAGCGTCTTCCAGCGATGTGACGGACATTGTTTCTCAGAATCCAAAAAAATTCATTAGCGGAATTGTTGATGAAACATACACCCCTGAACAAAGCCGTGCTGCCCTCGACATGATTGGTCGTGAAAGCCCGATGCTCGTCGAGCAACTTCAGTTTCAATATGTTGACGACTTGATCAGGAAGTATTCTGAATCGGGTGTTCTAAATTCAAAGCAGTTGGCGTCTGAACTTACTGGGGAGTCGATTGTCGGAAAAGCAAGCAAAACTAGAAACTATGCTGACGCAATTCTTGGAACCGGAAAAGTTTCTAAACTTAAGGCTGTTTTGGAAAATGTTGCTCGCCTTGAAAAACTAAAGACTCCAGTGGCTTCTAACGACCCATTTGCAGAGGCGGTCATTAGGGGACTTGGCGCTGCAACTGGTGAAGCTCTTGGAGGTTTTGCAAGGGTTGGACCTATTGGGGTGGCAAATCAGGCTGTGCGAGTTGCCAAGTTAACTCCCGGCGTGAGGTACAAGATAGCGGCTCACGTTCTTTCGACGCCCCAGTTGAGAGAGCTTGCGATGAAGCCGATTGGCAGGTTCTCGAAGGATGAGTTGAATGCTGTTCTTCGTGGAACAGCCGCAGCGATTGCTGTCACTGAGGGCGAAGATGCTCCAGACATCGATGAACTTCAGAACCTTGAACGATGAAAACCTCCCTCTCCAAAAAAGGTAGAAGCACCTATCAGGGCAAGAAGGTGACACTCAACAAGCCGTTCTACACTCCTGGCGAGCGGAAGAAGAGTGCGGTGTACGTCAAGAATCCGGCTGGCAAGGTTGTCATCGTTCGGTTCGGCGATCCGAACATGGAAATCAAACGCGACAATCCTGAGCGTCGTAAGAATTTCCGCGCGCGGCATAACTGCGCCAGTGCGAAGGACAAGACGACGCCTAAATTTTGGTCCTGCGCCGCTTGGATTCTGGCGATTGTTCTGTCGGTTTTAACCTCAAACCCTATTTGAATTTATGGACAAGATGAAACTTGGCGGTGGCGGACGTTACGAGAAACTCGTTGGTCAGCTTGAGAAGAAGGGTGTGAAAGATCCTGCTGCATTAAGTGCAGCCATTGGCCGCAAAAAATACGGCAAGGCGAAGTTCCAATCGCTCGCTGCGAAAGGCCGTCGCCGCGCCATGCGTGAGAAGGCTAACGCTTAGGATATCGTCCTTTGGAGTACGGCTTTTTCGCCGACTCCTTATCAACGACGAACTTCTCAGGCTCCGCGTAGTTCCATGAGATGTCGCCGCCTGTTCCACGCTGGATCATAATCGATCCGGTGACTTTTCCGTCCTTGTCTGTCATGCCGGAACGGTCTGCCCGTTTCGCCATGCCAAGCATGAACTTGCGCGGATTGTTGAAGCCAACCTCCTTCATCACAATCACCTCTCTCGCCCAGTTCGTCAGATCCGACGATCCGAATCCTGAGTAGGCCAAATCTGCCACGCTCTCCGGCTTGTCGTCCTTGCCCTTCGGCTTAGGGAAGTGATGGACGAGTACTAGGACAACGCCTGTCTCCATCATAATCGGCTGGAGCAGATGTCGCGTGAAGTTCGCGCATACCTCAATGTCCGCAGGATTGCCGCCCATGTAGGAGAGCAGCGGATCGATGTAGACCAGATCGGCTTTAGTCTTCCTGACTAAGCGGCGCAACATCACGGCGAAGTCAGCCCCGGTTCGAACCGTTTCGCGGAAGAAGAGCATGTTCGCATTCCGCAATCCTCGCTCCCAGTTCTCTTTTCCGAACGTCATCTGAGCAGCGCCTTTGAGCGCGTCATGCTGATCGGCGATGTCGTTCTCAGCTTGAATGTAGGCCACCTTCAGCGCGCGAACAGGCTTTACACCGAACCACGCTTCACCGGACGCCCACTTCATCCCCTGATACGCGGCCATCGAGCTTTTGCCGCAACCACTTTGGCCGACGAAGAGAAGCGATGAACCGCGACGTAGCCATCTGTCTCCGATCAGATTGTCAGGATCATTCTTTGGGTCGTACTCGATGATGCTATCGAGCGAGAACTCCTGAGGCATGTCCTGCGACTCAAGATAGTCCGTGAACGCATCCCAATTCACAGAACCCACATTGATGGCCAACAGCTTCTGCTCATTGCCATCGCGCATCACACCGGCAAGACGGCTGAACCTGCTCGCGTTCTTGTTCTTCGGATCGATGCCGAGCGTCTCTAGCTGGCGATAAACGACATCACGACGCTCGTTCCATTCCTCCTTGTTCGCTGCATCGACGCGCACCCAGCCGTGCAGGCTCTTACCGCCGGAATCGATGACGACAGATAGCGGCAGCTTCGACTCCTTGAGGATCGTCCATTGCTCGTCCTTGGTCTTCTCGTCCATCTCGACCAGGACATGGCGGAATGCTGCTACGCCGGAATCAGAACCGCTCTCATCGAAGCACGGGTTTACGCGGACGTATGCGCCACGACTGTCAGGACCGTTCCACATGGAACTAATTGGCGGCGTGAAATGCTTCTCAATCCATTCGTCGCGCTTGAGGAACGTGCCTTTGGAGTTTGGTCGAGTCCGACCTTCCTCGTCGCTTACGATGTCATTGCAGATGCAGACAACTTCGTCCGGTTCGAAGCAGGCTTTTAAGAAATCTATGGTTGAAAATCGAAAGTCCGATTGCGGAATTGCTTGGATCTTACGCACCACGAACTTACCGGTTGGAGATACGGGAGTGCCACCCTGGCCGATACCGGGATGCGATTCCAGAAGCCATCCGCGCGGCCTGTCGTGCGCTACTTTTGCAGCCTCGCTCAGCTTGTGGGCCAGTTCATGCGGCTTCCACGGTGGGAGGCATTTCGAGTTGTACTCATGCATGAGCGTTTCGGCATCCCCCGCATTCAGCTCAAAACCGTGTATGAGCGATGTTGCTACTGCGAAGGTTGCACCGTGTCCATTCTGACCTGAGACGGCTCCTGGCGTGTTACGAAGCCATGCGCGCGCACGATCTACTTTTGATTGATTCATTCGATTCCAAGTTGTTTTCTCGCTATTTCCCCGCTTCGACCAAGATCAGTCTTGGCGATTTCGGAGAGGACTGAATTTGATTTCTCTAACTTGCTGAAAAGGAGAGCAAGCTCTTTGGGAGTCATCAGATATTTGCTCCAATGCTGGATGGCGA